CAGGTAACTGGCAAACAGACCTGCATTGTAGCCCGTGTAGGTCGCAAAAGACACCAAGGCAAACCTGATCGCGCTCTGGCGCTGGTACCGGAGCGTCAAGCGCCGCCCACGTCAACTCGCCGACAACACCATCCGGATCAAGGCCATTGCTCAGTTGGAATGTCACCAATTGCAGCCGTGTCCGGCGTCGGCGACTTGCGCTGGCCATAGCGAATGGCTGTGACCGACCCAAAGGCGATGTTGGCCGTGGCGGATCCGCGATTGACCCGCAAATACCGCTCGGATGGGCGATACACATCCACCGCAAGCACCTTGCCGTTCAGATCATCGTTCGATGCACTGGTCAGGGTCGCCACGGCATTGGCGAGCGCGGCCATACCTGTGCCGGAATTCGCGGCGTTCTGTTCAACGGTCAGGGACGCAACGCCGGTGGCAACCGAGTCCTCGATCGTGGTGACAAAGATCACGCCTTCATATCCGGCCATATCAATGATCGCGGAATCGTCATCAATGCTGGATCCTGCAACCACTGCACCAGCCAGGTATGCCAGGGCGACGTTGCTCAAAAGTGTAGGGTTATTCATGGAACTGCCTCATGTGTCTGAGAGGGAGGGAAAACACGGGCCCCAACCGGCCCGTGTCAAATGGGATCTGCGGCTTAGGCCAGTTTCACCCGGGCGAATGCCTCGGCCAGAACCGGCGCACCATCGCCTTCGTAGCGGCCGATAAAGCCGACCTGGTTAGTTTCAGCATAGAGCTCCGCCAAGCGCTGCAACTGCATCTGCAGAGCATCGAGAATCCAGTAGTGGCTGAAATCTCCCAGCACCCCAACGTACTGACCTGTGGTCATAGTGTTGGGCGCATATTCCGACATTCGGACCGGGCGACCTAACAAAGTGTCGGGTTCGCCGGAACGCAGACTTTCGCGGAACATATACTGCCCGTCGCCATCCTTCAGCTTGACCAGTCCTTTCATCACGTCGCGATGGAAAATCCAGTTGGCATTGCTCCAGTAACCGGTTTTCAGAGAGAACTTGGCATTGATCAGGCCATCGCCGGTGACCGAAGTCGTCGTGTTGTCCTCGGAAATGTCCCGGCTGGTTGGGATACCGTCGTTTGACGCCATAAACAGGCCCAGCGGTTTCTCGTTGCCATTGCCGATCATGTAGGATTTTTCCTGCGTGATCCCGAACTTGTAAGCCAGGCGCGACCGCACAATTGCTTCAACAGGCAGGGCGGCATTCCGCAACAACTGGTTGGAAATCTTGATCCGCTTGGCCATCGGGTGCGGCTGCATCACACGCTTTCCGAACTTCATCGAGCCATCTTCGGAGCCTGTGGCCAGTTCCGTGGTCCAGTCGGCGTCACCGGGGTCTGCATCGAGCGTTGGAATGCCGATCGACCCGCCCGCTGCCATCGGGAACACAGTGGCCAATTCGCGCACGATCACATCATCGTCCATCGCCTTCAGCAGGGCCGAAACGAACACTTCAGGCACCACAAGATAGCCGCCCTCGGTATCGACCCCGGCAGAAAGCGACCGGAATTCTTCGGCACCGTCACCAGAGACCACACCACTGCTCAACCAGCTGCGGAATGTGGCCAGCAAATGGTCGTTCTGACCACGCCGTTCGCCGCGATCCTCGCCACGATCACCGGCGCGCTCTTCTTCGTCGCCCAGGCTTTCTTCCAGCTCACGTTCCGACTCGCGCTGGCGCTCTTCTGTTTCGATCCGTTTGCGCAGCTCGTCCGATTCATTGAACAGCTTGTCATACGAACCCTGTTCTTCATCGGTCATTGCCCGCTTTTCCGTGCTCGCGGTATCCAGCAACGCCCGCGCGGCCTTGATCGCCTTGGAACGCTTTTCGCGAAGTTCTTTCAGTGTCATAACGAGTTTCCTTTTGGTGAAAGGGCCAGCAAGGCACCTCTGTTGAGCCCGCTAGCGGGCGATCTTGGTTGATTTTTTGGGTATTGATTTGGACCGGTGAACCGCTCCGGGTTACGCCGCCTCGATCAGGTCCAGTTTGCGGCGCTCATTACTGTAGTCAGGCACTGGATCGCCTGTTGCTTCCGCCTGCCAGGTCTGCATTGACCGCAAGGCAATTTCGGTCTGCGGATAGGCCGGGAACGTGACCGGCGAAACATCAAACAACCGCACCTCAATCAGGGTGCGGATGAGCTCGCCATCCACCTCATCCCAGCTGTCTTTCATTGTGCGAAACCCAAACGACATCTGATCCACGTCGCCGCGTTCGATCGACTTCATCAGATCGCGCGCAGCTGACGTATCCGGGGGAGTGATTTCAACGCGCAGCCCGCGCTGATCCTCATCAAGCCGCAGGGTTTTGGCCTTGGTGCGGCCAAGAATGAGATTGCCATCGTGGTTGAACAAGGCCCGCACATCGCCGCCGAGCGCCTTGGTAAAGGCCCCCGGTGCAATCTGTTCCCGGAACCCGCCGAGATCCTCGGACAGTTCGTCGAACATCGCGGCATAGCCTTCCAGAACCGGCGGGGTTTCGCCCCCCTCACCAGCCCGAACTTCCAGACCGGTACCGCTGAATATCCGGCGCTCAATCTCGCCCGTACGCTTCTCTTTGTCTGCCATGTCAGGCCCCTTCCGTTTCAAATTTGGTTAGCGCGTCGGCGATTGCGGCATCTACGATTGCCTTCACAGCGTCTTCCGATTCCAGAGAGGCAGGACCATTGCCCGTCAGCCCATCCAGACCTGCAATTGGTGTCGTCGCCGACTGGACATAATACTCGTTGCCACCCTCGTAGGGGTTCATGTCTTCAGCCTGGCGGATTTCGTTGGGGTTCAGCGCCCCAATGTAGAACAACGCCCGATAGAAGTTGCCTCGCGCGGTGGCATCGCCGCGCAACAAACCCTTCATATCGAAGGCGATATATACCCCGGAGGCGCGATCGGCGGCGGACAGAAGATAAGAATTGTACCGCATTTCGATGCGCCGTACCCACCGCAGAATAGTGTCGACAACAAACTCAATCGCCTGATGCTCGATGTTCGAGAACGTCGCGGCCCCCATTTCGCCAATCTTGTGCGGCGGTACCAGGAATATCCGGGCAATATCACCGACGCTGAATTTCTGCAGTTCAAGATACTGGGCATCGTCCATGGTCATGCCGATCTGTTCCCACTTCATGCCGCCGTCAAAGATCGCAATACGGCCAGCATTCTCCGGCCCCTGGTGGCGTTCTTCCCAGCTCTTACGCAATGCCAGCGCGGCGTCTTGGTCCAACGGTTCTTCCGACATCAGCGCGCCTTTTGGCTGCGCAGAATTCTTATAAAACGATTGCAAGAACCGGTTGGAAGCCAGGGCATTCCCGATGGTCAGCTTGTGTGTTCCGATCGGCGACAGGGAATGAACCCCGTCCATCATCTTGTGCGGCACCCGCAGCACTTCGTCATCAAACAGGATCCGCTGCGGCCCAACGCCATCCGGCCACCAACGATACTGCAACCGGCCCCGACGGTTCCGGAACGGTTGGATATGGTCCGGCATGATCGGCGGCAGTTCCAGCACCCTGCCATCGCCCCCGAGAACGATCCGCGCAAAGGAATCGCCGCGCAATGCGGTGTGCGAAATCTGGGTTTCGCGCCACTCAAACGATGTCATCCCGGCCACCGGCATGTCATGCAGCACCGGATACAGTGGGTGATCGGTGAACTTGGCCGTCGATTCCCCCCCCTCCGGGGTCTGGTTCTTGCGGTAAACATGCAGTGGCAGCGCCGCAATCGTCTCGGAGATCAGCGACACACAGGCATAAACCGCCGTCACCCGCATCGCCGAGTCCGGCGTTACGGATACCTGGCTGGGATCGCCGAACATCTGCGCCAGAACCGGGTCGCGCGGATGCTTGGGATTGACGGTTTCACGAACCTCGACCGGACCGGACGAAGTTGCGCCAAGCGATGACAGAAACCCCATCAGCTGCGCACTCCAAAGATCGCCACACCGGCCAGGATGATACCTGCCGCAATGAACCCGGCAGGCTCATAGACCAACCACGCTCCGTAACCGACCAGTCCCACACCCACCAATCCGATGAAGTCGCGGCGATCAAACCAGATCGCACCCTGCTGTTCCTGCTCTGATTTGTTCATATCAGCCCGCCCCGTTTGAGTATGCGTTCGCTTGTTAGTTTTCCGGCACCACCTTCGTCTTGCGATGCGACACCAATGGCGTTCACCAGCGCAGCAATCCCATCGATCCGCTGGCTCGACTTGGCCTTTGTCGGCTTGATGTTGCCGGCTGCATCGGTTTCCACAGCCACCATTTTGGCGTGCCTACTCAAAATCGGGTGGTTCCCGTGGTGCAGACCGTTCGACATAACCAGCCGCTCCAGTTCCTTTGACGGTGGCGACAACGACAAGAAACCTTGCCTGAAAAAGTCTACCGGCACCCCTTCCTGCTGAATCTCAATCACCGTTTGTGTGGCATTGTAGGGATCTGCCCCAATGTTCTGGATCTCAAATTTGACCGCATCGTCAAACAGCACCTGTTTCAGGAAAGCGTAATCAACAACATTGCCAGACGTTGCCATCAGGGCACCGTCGCGTACCCATCTTTCATATGGCAGTTTATCCCGTTTCGAGTGTTCCTTGATCAAGTCTTCTGGCTTGAAAAACCTCGCCAATACTGCCGGTAATTCCAAACCGTCTTGCACTGGAAACCAATGAACCAGCGATGTCAGATCGTTGATCGACGACAGGTCGATGCCACTGAAGCATCGCAAGCCGGTCAGTTCATGTTCCTGATCCTTCCACCCGGTGTCGCCCGCGCAATGGTTCCAGCCAAACCGCCGCCCTTTGTCGTCGACCATGTCGATCGGCAACCAACGCACCGCCTGCTCGGACCAGATGTTCAGGTGATACGCCTTGAACGAATTCTCCAGGCGCGGCGATTGCATTGCTCGTCGCGCATCTGACCGCATCGTGTCCAGTTTCTTCGACACTCCAAGGTTCGGGTTGGCCTTGAACCAGGTTGCTTCCTTGGTCCAGTCATCCCGTTCCGGGTCTGCGGCGTAGATCACCACCAGCGTTTCCGGGTCATCCAGCGTCCCGTCGATCATCTTCTCACACTCGTCGTAGATCTCAGAGCCGTAACCGCCCTTTTCACCAGCCGTCGAGATCAGGAACTCCAAAGGTTGTCGGCGGTTCCCTTCACTGTCGTGGATGAACTGATAGAGATCCCCATTCTTCCATTCGTGAATTTCGTCCCCGATCAGGCCGCTGGCCGCATAGCGCACCCGTTCAAAGCGCGCTCGACGAAGCAACGAGATACCTCCGCAGAAGTTGCAAGAAATGAAACGGGGCCAATCGTGACCTCGTCCTGCCGGGCCGAGTGAGTGCGGTCCGGCGGTGAAACAACCCGAGACGTTCAGCACGAGGCTGAACTCCCCGTCCGGCGGCCATCAGGCCATCCCCTTGCCGGGGCCGGACGGGGCAACTGAACAGAGGAAACCGATATGAGCATCACCGTCGATCAGGATGAAATAGACCATTTTCTTTCTAACGTGGACGCCGAGGTCGCGCGTGCCATTGAAAAGTTCCCACAGCCCAACCCTACGCTGGCCGCGCTGACCGAGGAAACTGGTGAAGTCGCTAAGGCGTTGTTGCATCTGCGGGAAGGCAAATCGAAAACATGGGAAGATGTCTACAACGAGGCCGTTCAGGTCGCCGCCATGGCCTGCCGGATCGCTCTGGAAGGAGACCCGACAATTGGAGTGGAGCCATGACCCCCGAACATTCTGCCCGCACGAACGACCGCTTCCGGATCGACTGGCCGCTCTTGCTGTTCTGGGTGCCCGCGCTTGGTTTCTGCATCGCGTTTTGGACCGGCGTGATTTTTTGGATTTGGAGCTGATTCACAATGGGTAAAACCGCCATAGAATGGACCGAGGAAACATGGAATCCAATTGTCGGATGCTCTGTCGTCTCGCCCGGATGCACAAACTGCTACGCGATGAAAACCGCCAACCGCCTGGCGAACATACCAACGACCCCTCAGTATCGCGGCACTATCCAGCAATCACGCGGCGGGCCAGTCTGGACCGGCAAAGTGGCCTTGGCTGAAAAGTCGCTTGCCGCCCCGCTGAAGCGCCGCAAGCCGACCATGTATTTCGTCAACAGCATGGGCGATCTGTTCCACGAGAACGTGCCGGATGAATGGATTGACCGGGTGTTCGCCGTCATGGCGCTGTGCCCCCAACACACCTTTCAGGTGCTGACCAAGCGGGCGGATCGGATGCGGGAGTATTTGACCAGAGCCAGCATCTGGGATTGGTGGGCGAGAGCTTCAATTTCCATCGCTGCTTCACCATGCGCGGCAGGCGCTGTCGAGGATTGCACGTGGCCCCTCCCCAACGTCTGGCTTGGAGTCTCTGCCGAGGACCAGACCCGCGCGGATGAACGTATCCCTGCCCTGCTGGCCACCCCGGCGGAAATCCGGTTTGTATCGTTCGAACCGCTGTTGGGGCCTGTGGATTCAACCAATATCAGCCCCAACGGCATTCAGGAAATTGACAGCCTTCGCGGGCGATCAACAGAGCCGGATTGGGTTATCCAGGAAGCCATTGATTGGGTAATTGTCGGCGGTGAGAGCGGCCCGAACGCCCGCCCCATGCACCCTGATTGGCCGCTTGATCTATTGAAACAGTGCCAGGCTGCTAGTGTTCCGTTCTTCTTCAAGCAGTGGGGAGAGTGGGCACCAGTCCATATCGACCAGGACGAAGACGGACATCTCGATGCGGCTTATCCGATGGTTGGTTGCGGCAACCCAGATGCGCATAGATGCGATCAAGAGTGCTTGTTCTGGCAAGGTGACCAACTGGTTCATTGGCCCAAAATCGAACACCTCCCCGCTATCGGTGCCCGGCGTGTTGGCAAGAAAGCCGCCGGCCGCCTGCTGGCCGGGCGCGAGTGGAAGGAGATGCCGGGATGACCCTTGTCCGCCTCTTGACGTTTGACGAAGCCGCCGACACGATCGGCGTGCCGCAAAGATCGCTGCGAACAGCGGCGGACAAACACGGTAAGACCATCAAAATCGGGCGCGCGGTAAGGCTGCACCCCGACGATCTGGGGGAGCTGATCAACCTATGCCGAGGCAGAGAAAAGGGCCAAGACTGCACTGGCGACAATCAGTCGGACGAGGGGGCGTCTGGGAAATCAGAGATACCGGTGATGTCCGGATATCGACCCGCACGGATCGCCGCGAGCAAGCTGAAGGGGCGCTCGCCGAATACATCGCCCAAAAGTACCGCCCCCGTGGTCCGGCTGCACCAGAACAACTGACAGTCGCACAAGCCCTGACAATCTATGCCGAGGGGCGCGGCCCCGAACTGGCCGCAGCCGAGCGCGTGGGCTATGCAATCGACGCGCTGGACGCGTTCTGGGCGGATCAGCCCGTTTCATACATCAATGGTGCCACCTGCCGCCGGTATGCAGTTGAACGGGGCGTCTCGGCCGGCACGGTTCGGCGCGAATTGGGCGTCCTTCAAGCGGCGCTGAAATACTGTGGCAAGGAGGGGTTTTTAATTGGCGTGCCCGAGGTGTGGAAACCGGGGCCCACACCGCCCGTCGAGCGATGGTTGACCCGGCAAGAGGCCGCATGGCTGTTGCGCGCTGCCAGATCCCTGAACGCCGATGGCCGCCACCTGACGGATTTCATCCTTTGTGGGCTTTACACAGGCTCACGTAAGGCCACCATCCTTGCGCTGCATATCGACCAGGCGACCATTCTGGGTGGATACGTTGATACCAGCCAAGGCGTGCTGTACCGCCGCCCCACCGGAACCAGGGAAACGGCAAAGCGCCGCCGCCCGGCCAGATTGCCGGGGAAGTACCTCAGCCATGTCCAACGGCAGGCCAACAACGGGCGGCGATTCGTGGTTCAGGATTGGCGGGGAAATCGCGTGGCCGACATTCGCAAGGGCTGGGCGCGCGCGGTCGTGCTGGCCGAGGAAATGGCCCGCAAGTCCAACGTGGAAATCGACCTGACATTTCCCGGCCCGAGCGGCCA